ATTGGCCGCACGTCGCGCTCATAGTCGGACATAGCGCGCCAACTGATCCCGATAGCCGCGGCTAGCTTCGCCTGGCTCAATTTGAGCCTGGCGCGGGTTGCTTTCAGTTGGGCGGGGGTCACTTGGGCGACTCCGCCCGCAAGCGCGCGCCGTGCATCGGGTGCCAGGTGAAGTGAAGCCTGGACCCGTCGGCATAGTGATAGCGCGCGGCCGTGCATCGGCCGTCCTCGTTGCGCCGCTCCATTTCCTGGTGGCCCGTCGGGAACGTCTTACGCGGACCCGACAAGAAAACGGCGTATCCGCCGTATAGCGTGTATGCGCTTGCGCCTTGGCATTCGGCCGCGATTCGATGTGCGATTGATTCGAACATGTTCCGATTCTCCCAACAGTTAGAGCACGTTGAAAAGCGCGCCGGCCGTCAAGACCAACGCAAAGAGGCCGAGTAACCCCGCCACGAAAGCGAGGGACTCGGCGATGAGGGTTAGGGCGGCGCGCATTGGCGCATCTCCGCGATTAGCGCGCGTTCCATAGCCGCGCACGCATTTTGGTATCGGTCGGTCATGGCGTCATTCTCCCAAGCGAGCCATCGCCCGCGCTTGCGAATAGAGAAATCCGCGCGCCAATACGGCGCGGATGGTTGCGAGATAGGTTGATGGGGCCATGGCTAGGCGCCACACGCGCGAAGAAAGCGCGCCCGGTCGAAACGCGGGTTCGTTTTCGCCAAGTTATCGGCGAAGATGCGTGCCACATCATCGCGCGCGTGGTCCTCGAAACCCCCACGGATGATCGCCGCGACTGTGGCGAAGTGGCGACGCTGCATGTCGGCGATACCCGTGCGGATATCTTTGCGGTTAGCGGATTCGGTCTTGAGAGGCATTGGTGTTTCCCTTTGTTTATCCAGCGCCGCACTATGCCGCGCCGGTTATGATGCAGTGACATGTAGCGATAAACGCAACGCGTGTCAAGCGTCGCGCGTCGCTTTTTTCTTGCTTTTGTGCTAGACCTTTGTTCTAGCGCAAACAAATTTTGAGGATCGCATGGACTCCGACACGTTTGACGCCATCATCGCCGCATATTCTGATGGCGTGCCGCTCAAAGACGCTTGCAGCGCGGCCGGCGTTTCTAAGCGCGGATTCGACGAATATGTGCGTTTGAACGATGTTACCGCTAACATGTTAGCGGTAACACATGAAGCTCATGCCGCCGCGCTTGTGGCGCAAAGCATTGATATTGCTGATAATGACCCCGATCCGCAAAGGGCGGGAATCCGCGTTAAGACGCGCCAATGGGTGGCGGCGCGCCTCGATCGCAAAACGTGGGGCGAACGGCTTGACGTGACCGTCGATCACAAAGTCTCCATATCGGCCGCGCTTGACGCCGCGAACGCGAGGCTAGGTCCCCCGCGCGACAAGATGATCGACGTTACGCCGCAAGCCGTTGAAATCCTTGAGCCTATCAGCGTCGATCCCGTTGATAATAAATCAGTTGCTCCGAATCCTTTCGACTAGACCCCACTCCCGGCCGGCGATCGCCAGGCGACCGGGCGGGGGCGGGGGCGGGGGCCGGAAATCGACCCCGGCCCGCGTGCTTGCCCCCATGTCGAAAATTTTCCGCTGGCCGTTTCAAAATGGGCATTGCGGTTTTAGAAACACGGTGCCATAGTCACTCCGACACAGCGGCGTAGCTTAGTTGGTTAGAGCGGTGGACGCGCAAGCGTTCGGAAAGCGGCCGGTTCAAATCCGCCCGCCGCTGTGTCACTCCCGCCTCGGCGGTGAGCCGTTCGGCCCATGACGGGGTTTTGCCGGAGCGTCATCCCGGCAATCTGGACGGCTCTCCGGCGCGGCGGCGTGGATGGACACGCAACCCTGCGGAGGTACGGAGAGCCGGGAAGCTGATGAGTGGACACTCCCGCAGCCGGTATCAAGCCCGGCCCGCGTCACACCGGCGGTCGGTTGTCAGGGGTGTGGCACCGACCGCCGGCACTATGCTAAAAACGAAACATGGCATCGAAACCCAAATACTCGCCCAAAGACGAAGAACAGTTGATGGCTCGCCTCTGGTCGCCGGCGATCAAGGACGACCCCCTCGCGTTTGTCATGTTTGCGTTCCCATGGGGCGAGAAGGGCACGCCGCTGGAACACCAGTCCGGGCCCCATCCGTGGCAACGCGAGATGCTGCTGCGGATCAAAGAGCAAATCGCGTTCAACAAACAGCGCATGGCAAACGGCAAGGACCCCAAGCGTCTCCGTCGCGCCGTTGCCTCGGGCCGCGGCATCGGCAAATCGTCGCTTGTGGCGTGGCTCACGATATGGATGATGTCGTGCCAGCTTGGCTCCACGACCATCGTGGCCGCGAACACCGAGGCCCAGCTTAAATCGAGGACGTGGGCCGAGCTCGGGAAGTGGCACGCCATGGCGGTCAACGGCCACTGGTTCGACCGCGACACAATGAGCCTGCGGCCCGCCGGCTGGTTTGCGGAGGCATTGGACCGCGATCTTAAGATCGACCGGGGCTACTACTACGCCCAGGCGCAACTCTGGACCGAGGAAAACCCCGACGCCTTCGCCGGCGCTCACAACATGGCCGGGGTCATGCTGATCTTCGACGAGGCTTCCGGTATTCCCGAGCCCATCTTCAGGGTGTCGCGCGGCTTCTTCACCGAGCCCGCGCTTCACAGGTATTGGTTCTGCTTCTCCAACCCGCGCCGGAACACCGGGCCGTTTTACGAGCTGTTCCACAAGTCGCGGAAGTATTGGGAAGGTTTGCACATCGACGCTCGGACTGTCACCAGTAAGGACCAGGCCGAGTACGAAGAAATCATCGAGGAATTTGGCATCGACTCCGACATGGCGCGGGTCGAAGTCCTCGGGCAGTTCCCGGCGCAGGGTGAGAAACAGTTCATCGGCCGCCGATTGGTCGAGGAAGCCACGGAACGAGAACTCGTGTCTGACCGGGGCGCCCCCCTGGTATTCGGGGTCGATGTCGCCCGGTTCGGGGACGACCAATCGGTCATCTACTTCCGTCACGGGCGCGATGGCCGCACGCTGCCGTCGGTCAAGTTCCGCAAGATGGATACCGCCGAACTGGCCCAGCGCGTAGCCGAGCTTGCGGAGAAGTATCAACCCGACGCCATCTTCGTTGACGGCACGGGCGTTGGGGGCGGCGTCGTCGATCAGTTGCGGAAAATGAAGTATAAAATCTTTGATGTGCAATTTGCCGGGCGGCCCGACGACCCGCTGCGGTACGTCAACAAACGGGCGGAGTGCTGGGGCCGGATGCGCGAATGGCTGGCGTACGGCGCGATCGGCCCGGACAAAATGCTGATCGAGGACCTTTGCGGGCCCGAGTACGAGTTCGACGCGACGGGCAAGATCAAGCTCGAAGGCAAGGACCAGATCAAGAAAAGGGGCCGGGCGTCCCCCGACGTGGCCGACGCTCTTGCGGTGACGTTCTCGGCGAACATCGCCCGCCGTGACGACAAGATCCGCGCCACCCGCCGGGCCCGTGTTGCGTCGGGACTGGACTACAATCCGTTGGGCTGATATGTTGCGAACCTGTCAACATGTTTTTCTTTGGAGAACGTACTGATGGGTGGAATGTTTTCTGCGCCTTCGATGCCGGCGCCCCCTCCGCCTCCGCCGCCTGCGCCGACGACGGATACCGCCGCCGTCGAGGACGCCGCGCGTCGTGAGCGCCAGGCTCGGGCCGCGGCTGGCGGTCGTGCTTCGACGATCCTGACCTCCGGGGCCGGCGACACTTCGACCGCCACGACTGCCAAGGCCGCGTTGCTGGGGCAGTAGATGGAACAGGACCGCGCCGCAGAGATCATCAAGCGCCACGAGCAATTGGCCGCCAATCGGACGAATTTCGATTCCCACTGGGAAGAAATCGCCGAGCGCGTCCTGCCGCGTGCGAAGGGGTCTTTCACCGGCCGGTTCTCCGTGACGAACCAGAACCAGGGCGAAAAGCAAACCGAGAAGATGTACGACGCCACGGCGTCGATCGCCTTGGATCGGTTCGCCGCCGTCATGGATTCGATGCTGACGCCGCAGAACTCGAAGTGGCATCGGCTCCGCGCCGACGATCCCGCCCTCAATCGCGACCCGATGGTTCTTCGCTACTTCGACGAAGTGACGAACCTGTTGTTCAAGTACCGCTACGCCCCGAAGGCCGGGTTCGCGAACCAGAACCACGAGCGGTACATGTCCCTCGGTGCCTTCGGCACGGGGTCAGTCATGGTTGATCGTCTCGAAGGAGGCGGGCTGCGGTATCGCTGCGTGCCTTTGGCCGAGCTGTATTTGCTGGAGAACCACCAGGGCGTCATCGACACGGCGCACCGGAAGTTCGTCCTGACGGCTCGGCAAGCCATCCAGCAGATCGGCCGCGAGGCCCTGCCCGAGAAGCTGGTCGAGGCGGCCGAGAAGAAGCCCGACCAAGAGTTCGAGTTCATCCATTGCATCAAGCCCCGCGACGATTTGAAGCCCGGGCGCTTGGACTACCGCGGGATGCCGTGGGCCTCGTATCACGTCTCGATCGAGGGAAAGAAGATGGTCCGCGAGGGCGGGTATCGGACGTGGCCGTTGCCGACGGGCCGCTATGTCCAAGCCCCCGGCGAGACGTATGGCCGCTCGCCCGCCATGATGGTTCTGCCGAACATCAAGGTCTTGAACGAGCAGAAGAAAACCATGCTAAAGGTCGGGCATCGGGCCGTCGATCCCGTGCTGCTGGCCTTCGACGACGGCGTGTTGGACGCCTTCTCCCTGCGCCCGGGTGCTGTGAACTACGGCGGCCTGAACGCGCAGGGCCAGAAGATGGTCCAGCCGTTGGACATGGCGACCTCGGCTCTGCCGGCTTTTGACAAGCTGATGGAAGCCGAACGGCTTCCCATCAATGACGTGTTCCTCGTGACCCTGTTCCAGATCCTCGTCGAGACGCCGACGATGACGGCGACCGAGGTTTTGGAGCGTGCGCGCGAGAAGGGCGTTTTGCTGGGGCCCTCGATGTCGCGCCAGCAGTCCGAGTACCTTGGGCCGCTGATCGAGCGCGAGTTGGACGTTCTGGCCTCGCAAGGTCTGCTGCCCGACATGCCGCCGTTGCTGCGCGAGGCGCAAGGCGAGTACACGATCGTCTACGAATCCCCATTGGCGCGGAATATGCGCTACGAGGAACTGACGGGCTTCAACCGCTTGCTGGAGCAGGCGGCCACGTACGCCTCGGCGACGACGGACCCGCGCATCCTCGATTGGTTCAATTTCGACGAGGCCCTGCCGGCCGCCGCCGAGATTCAGGGCGTGCCGATGCGCTGGCTCAACACGATGGAACAGGTCGAAGCGATTCGCGCGGGTCGCGCCCAACAGCAGCAGATCGCCCAGATGACGGCTGCGGCCCCGGGCGCCGCGGCCCTCATCAAAGCCGTGAACGCCGACCAGAGGCCGAGCCAGTGATCGAACGCCTCGTCGCGGCGCTGACGCAGAAACACCAGGCTTACGTCCAGACGTTTTCCGGGCCCGTGCCCGATAAGGTGCTGGCTGACTTGGCGAAGTTTTGCCGGGCAAACGAGGCGACGTTTCACCCCGACCCGCGCGTTCACGCTCTCATCGAGGGCCGGCGCGAGGTGTGGCTTCGCATCCAAAAGTACATGCGCCTGAGCGCCGCCGAAATCGATGCCCTTGTGAAAAAAGGGGCCCAGACCGAAATCTGAGCCCCAGTTTGCAGGGAGGAAACACCAATGCCGCGGGCCAGGAGATGAACCCGTAGCGTTTCGATAATCGCAACCCCGAGAGGATTTGTCAATGACTGATGTGAACGCCCCCGCCGATGCCGGTGGACAAGGCGCTGGTGGCGCGGCCCCGGCGAATTGGATCGAGGGCATTGCCGACACCGAGCTCAAGGGCTGGGTCCAGAACAAGGGCTTCAAGGAGCCCACCGATGTCGCGAACTCATACCGGAACCTCGAAAAGCTGATGGGTGCCGACAAGGCGGGGCGCACGGTCGTCCTGCCGTCGAAGTGGGACGACCCGAAGGAGGTCGCCCCGTTCTACGAGAAGCTGGGCGTGCCGAAGGATCCCACGGGATACAAGATGCCCGAAGGCGCCGACCCCGAAATGGCGAAGTGGGCGCCGTCGGTGTTCCACGAAGCCGGGCTGACGCCGCGCCAGGCTGAGGCGCTGACGACGAAGTGGAACGAGATGGTCGCCGGCCGCACCGAGGCGATGAAGGCCCAGTACGAGGCGAAGATCGCCGAGGAAGGTCAGGCCCTCAAGTCCGAATGGGGTGCCGCCTATGAGGACAAGATGGCCCACGCCAAGGCTGCGGCGAAGGCCCTCGGGGTCAAGGCCG